ACCGCAACACGTATTGCGGTGAGCCCCCGGAAGTATGTTGTCTTCACGGGGGGTGAGCCCACCTTGCAACTCGACGCGGAACTGATTGACGCGTTCAAGCACGATGGGTGGGAGACGGCCATCGAGACGAACGGGAGCAACCACCTTCCCCCCGGCTTGGATTGGGTCACACTGAGCCCCAAGCCCCCCAAGCGCGTCGTGCTCACTCAGGCCAGCGAGGTCAAGTGCCTCTACCCCGACGTGGTGCGCAACCCGCTCGACTACGAGGCACTCGCCGCCAAGCGCTATGTCCAACCCATCGACAAGCGCACTCACTCCGAACTCGACGCCTTGCGCTCCCTGGACGCTTGCGTGCAATTCGCACTGAAGCACATCGGGTGGAAGGTATCACTCCAACTCCACAAGCTGATGGGGGTGCCATGAGCATCGACCACACTAGGGCGGAGCATGCCGTCCGCGAACTCCTCATTGCCTTGGGCCAAGACCCGGAGCGCGAGGGACTGAGGGATACCCCCGCACGGGTTGCCAGGGCATGGGCCGAGATGCTCAGTGGCGACGAAGGCAAGGCGGAAGAGATACTCGCCCGCACGTTCGACGCTGATGGCTTCGACCAGATTGTGGCCCTCAGCGACATCCCCTTCTACTCCACTTGCGAGCATCACATGCTCCCCTTCCACGGCAAGGCCCATGTCGCCTATCTGCCTCAGAAGGGTGGGCGAGTGGTGGGACTGAGCAAGATGGCGCGATTGGTTCAGATGCACGCGCGTCGGCTTCAATTGCAGGAGCGCATGACTACCGACATCGCCAATGACTTGCAACGCCACCTTGACCCCCTCGGGGTGGCGGTCATGGTACAAGCCGGACACCTATGCATGCAAGCGAGGGGGGTGCAGAAGCCGGGGAGCGTGATGACGACCAGCGTGGTGCTCGGCGTCTTCCGCGAGGGCTCGGCCAAGGCTGAAGTGCTCAGAATGCTACTTGGAGGCCAGCAATGATTGACACACCCAAAGAGACACCAGAGTCGACCGATGCCGTGGTGGTACTGAGCGGAGGGCAGGACAGCACGACATGCCTCTACCACGCTCGCCGTCGACACCCGCACATCCACGCCATCACCTTCGCGTACGGGCAACGCCACCAGAGCGAGCTATCGGCCTCCAGGCTCATCGCCCGCATGGCCGGGGTGGCAACCCATAGGGTCGTGGACCTGAGCCCGTATGGAGCCCTTGTCGCCTCGGCATTGACCGACCCCAAGCTCCCCGTCGCCCCGGAGGGGGGAATGGGCAACCTACCCTCCACCTTCACCCCCGGTCGCAACCTCGTGTTCCTTACCATCGCCGCGTCGTGGGCCGTGAGCATGGGGGCATGGGAGGTCTACACCGGAGTGTGTCAGACGGACTACAGCGGATATCCCGACTGCCGACTTGAGACGATTGCCGCGTTGGAGGTGGCAATCAATCTCGGGTTGCCCGAGGGGCATGGCATCTGCTTCGACACGCCACTGATGCACATGACCAAGGCGGAGACGGTGAAGCTCGCCGCCTCCCTCGACGGTTGCATGGAGGCACTCGCGGAGAGCGTCACTTGCTACCACGGCAAGGTTCCGGGGTGTGGCACTTGCCCCGCTTGCGTACTGAGGGCCAAGGGGTTCGCGGAGGCCGGCATTGCCGACCCCGCACAACCGCAACACGTATTGCGGTAGAGGCCCACCATGCCTCGCATGTTCTTCGTGGTGCCCGACCAGGAGTGGGCAACCATACCGCTCGTGGAGTTGCGGCGTCTCGGCTTGTTCGAGCAACCCAACCTCCTTGTGAGCTACTTCTACTTTCCCACGCTGGAACACCTCAAACGGCTCAAAGCCGCATTGCCCCCCTATGCGGAGCCCACATGGTTCCTCGACTCCGGGGCATTCAGTGCGTGGACCACAGAGACAAGCCTACGGTTGAGTGACTACCTTGCATGGCTCAAGGGGGCATTCGACATCCTCGGGCGCGACCGCATCTACGCCTATGCGAACCTCGACGTGGTGCGCAACCCGGCCCTCACTTGGCGCAACCAACGGGTCATCGAGCGTAGCGGCTTCCGGCCCCTACCCGTCATTCACAGCAACGCAAGCCCCGAGACGGTGGAGCAAGTCGTCGAGGAGTATGACACCTTCGCGGTCGGCGGGTTGGTTGGGGGTGGGAGCAATAGCACGCACTATGAGGAGTTCCTTGCCGGGGTGTTCGACAAGGCGACAACCCGACACGGTATCCACACCATCCACGGCTTCGGCGTCACTAGCTACCCCATCATGCGCCGCTTCCCCTTCAGTTCGGTGGACAGTAGCTCGTGGATGGCCGGCGCAAGGTGGGGCCGGTTCCGCCTCTTCGACCCTCGCACTTGCACGCATATCGAGGTCGATATGATCAGCAAGCGGGGGAGCTACGTGAAGGCGATTGAGTTGCTGAGTGCGTGCTACCCCTACAGCATGAAGGAGTTGAAGGAACTGAGGCACGCGCGAAGCCGTCAGTGGCGTGCCGCGATTGGCACCTTGTCGATACTGAGCTACCGCTACATCGTAGAGCGGGTGAGGAGACACCAGAATGAAACGTAAGATCGTGTTCAGTGCAGACGCCGGGTTGCTGTACGAGGATCGCTATGGGGGGTGGATTGCCACGCTCAAGGAAGCGGTCGAGGCACCGGAGGGGGCAAGGTACGTGAACCCCCCGTGGAGTTGGGTGCCGTTCCTGCTCTACCACGGAGTGGAGGTGGAGACTCCGCAAGTGTTCCACCCGACTGACGTGTTGCTCACTGACGCGTTCGGGCTCTGGGAGAAGGCACGGGCGACAGGGCAGGAGCGGGAGCTTGTGGAGATGGCGAGCGCCTTGCGCCCCGAACTGAGCGATTGCTTGTGGCAAGCGGATTGCGTATGGCGCATCCGGTGGCGCAACCACACTCGCCGCGCGACCAACCAAGTCTTCATCACAACGAACAACGGCTCATTCCACCGACCCGAAGTGCTCAGCTACTTGGAGAACCTCCGTCGCTGGGAGTCCACCTTGCCGGGGTGCGAGCTTTGCGTGGTTGTGCCATGCGCCGCAGACAAGCCATACCCCGCTCCCATCCACAAGGCTGTCCGCGCGGTGATACCCCCGGAGTGCCGGATGCTGATTGCGACTGGCGTGTTCGGCATTGTGGCCGAGAAGTTCTGGGCCTCAATGCCCCACTATGACGCCGGCATCCCCTACCGTTGGCGGGTGATGACGCGTACGAAGGAGCACTTCAGTCTGGTGGAGTACGGCAAGGTCGTGGTCTATTCGGACTTCTACGCAGACGCCGTGAGGCTTGGACTGATGGACATCGGCCAAGCGCACAAGGCGCGGTTCCCCGTGGCAGAGGCCGGGGCTCACACCTTGGGGGAAGCGGGGTACGCGAACCTCTTGAGTGAGCCCTTGCTCGCAGCGCTGAAGGAGGCATTCCAATGAGACGTCCAGTCACCCCGACGCAGGGCCGCAAAGGGGCCAAGGTGCCCTCGCGGCCCAAGGTCTACCCCGTTGCCTACGTACCACCCTCAAGCCTCAAGGGGGCCGATTACAACCCCCGCAACATGGAGCTTCCCGAGCTTCACCGACTGGCCCAGAACATTGCAGAGTTCGGGTTCTTGGACGCGGTGAGTGCGTGCAAGGAGGACAACGAGTTGCTCGGTGGGCACCAGAGGGTGAGGGCCGCATTGATGCTCCTCAGTGGTGAGTATGCCCCGCTCAACCCGGACGGCACTGCGATGCTCGGGTGGGAGCGCCCCGAGAAGATCCCGGCCATCTTCGTCGAGGGGCTGAGTGACCGACAACGCAAGACGGTCAACCTGTCGCTCAATCGCATCAGCGGCAATTGGGACTACGACAAGGTGGTCAGTGTGGTGAAGGACTTGCACGCTCAAGCCATGGCCGACGTGGACGAAGCCATGAAGGACGTGGACCGTCAACTGAAGGCTATCGACGCGCTCGCGGCAACCGGCTTCAGTGCGGCGGAGATCACCGACTACCTCGACATGAGCACTGACACGGAGCGGGGCCGGGGGCCGTTGCCGGCCAAGGGGGTTCCCAAGCTCACGCTGGAGTTCACGAGCAAGGAGACGCGCGACGCGTTCAAGTCATTCCTCAGCGCGGTAGTCGCGGAGGACGAGCCGAGCGGGGACAGCCTCGCAAAGCGTCTGGGCATCGTAGTGAAGCGCAAGGGTAACTGACCGCAACACGTATTGCGGTGGAGTGGCAATGGCACGGAGGCTCCTGACACCGGAGCAAGCCGCAGAGGAGATGGACGCTGATAGGAGGCATCAGCGGGAGGTCCGTCTCACACCCCTCATCGTCCGCAAGGTCGCCGCCGCGAAGACCAGCATCAAGGGCTTCTTCAACTTCGTGGCGCGGGAGGAGAATACCAAAGCTCGCATTGACGCCCTCCCGCATCAGCAACTCCTGTTCGACTTCATTCAGGCCCATCCGAAGTGCATTGTGTTCATGCCCCCCGGCGCGAGCAAGACCTTCTGCACGGGCATCATCACTCTGTTCCTCTTGGGCCAGAATGCCACGGAGCGCGGAGCGGTAGTCTCTGCCACGCAAGGGCAAGCGGAGAAGCCCCTTGCCATGGTGCGGGACTACATCGAGTCGAGCAAGGAGTTGCGCTTCGTCTTCCCGTCGCTACAGCCGAGCATCAGGCGTGGCGACCCGTGGACCCAGACTGCCATCACCGTCAATCGCCCCCCGGCCATCCGCGACCCCTCCTTGGTTGCGGTCGGCATCGACGGCGCATTGCCGGGTTCGCGACTCTCGTGGATGGTGATTGACGACATCCTCGACCGTCAGAACACGGCGACCAAGGCTCAACGCGATAAGGTCTACGACTTCATCGAGACTACGTGCTTGAGCCGCATCGACCTGACGGGCGGGAGGGTGGTAGTCACCAACACTGCCCACCATCCCGACGACGCTCAACACCGACTGCTCAAGAAGCGCAAGTGGCCGGCAATCAAGATCACCCTCAGTGGCAACGTCTACCTCTACAACACTGAGTGGGACTCGCCGCTGATACGCCCGAGTGTGCATGGCCCCAAGGACGTGGAGGGGCCATACCGGCTTGTCGCGAATGACGCCTTGCACCCGAGCGGCTTCGACGAGCACGACGAACTGAGCTTCTGGCCCACGAAGTTCACCAAGGCTGTCAGGGCGGAACTGAAGCGCGGGTATACGCCTCGCCGCTTCATGCAGCTATACGAACAGCAGAGCAGCGACAAGGAAAGCCAGCGTTGCCAGGACGAGTGGATCGAGCGGTGCAAGGTGCCAGGGCTCAAGCTGACTGACCGCTACGATGGCTCGTTCTACACCGCAACCGGGGTGGACTTGGCGGTACAGGAGGGGGAGGAGAACGACAACACGGCATTCGTTACGGTGGAGTTCCGCCCCGATGGCGTGCACCGCATACTCGACGTGGAGATCGGCCAGTGGAACGGCCCCACTATCGTTGAGAAGATCCTCGACAAGACCAGGCGATACAAGTCAGTCGCCAGGGTGGAGAACAATGCGGCGCAGGACTACATCCTCCAGTTCACCCGCAAGCGGCACAAGGGGACACGCATCGTGCCTCACACCACGGGGAGGAACAAGGCCCACCCGGAGTTCGGTGTGGAGGGCATCTTTATCGAGTTCATGAACGGAGCGTGGATGATACCCTGCGAAGAGGACGGGGCGATGGACCCTATGGTGGAGTCACTCGTGGAGGGGTGCCTCGAATACCAGCCTTCCAAGCATACGCACGACGCGTTGATGGCGCTCTGGTTTGCAGTGGAGCAGGGGCGCAAGATTGCCGCGTTCGGAGCCATGGGCAAGAGTCCCGGTCGGGCCGGCATCATGGCGCGCTGACACCGCAATACGTGTTGCGGCATAACAGGGCAATGGAGGCCAACATGAGAATCGTACCGCAGAGTCATAGCATCGAGTTCGCCCCACCCCCCGAGGTGGTCCTAGGCAACCTGGAGCGGTGGACGCGCAATGCTTACAAGTCAGAGGACAAGATAGGGTCGGGGACGGCAGACCGATTGCTCCGCAGCATTGTGGAGCGGGAGGTGCGCCCTCATGTGAGCACTATCGAACACCACACTGTCACCGTCCTGCTCACAACCAACCGGGGGGTGACACACGAGTTGGTGAGACACCGCGTCGGCTTCAGCTATACGCAAGAGTCAACGAGATACTGTAACTATTCCAAGGGCAAGTTCGACGGGGGCATCACCGTCATTGAACCCCTCATTCGCCAGGGAACCCGCTCGTACGAACTCTGGTACGACGCAATGAGGGCCGCAGAGGATCGCTACCTCTCACTCCTTGCGTTGGGCGTCAGTCCCCAAGTGGCTCGGGGGGTGTTGCCCAACGACCTCAAGACTGACATCGTGGTGACTGCCAACCTCCAGGCATGGCGGTATCTGTTCTGGATGCGTACTCACCCGACGTCTCACCCGCAGATGGTGGCACTGATGACCCCGCTCTACAGGGCATTGCGCAAGCTCTACCCCCCCGTCTTCGACACCCTCCCGCGCATCGGTTCGGCCAAGCCGGATTGGATTGAGGACGAAGACGACTTGCCCCCCTTGGGTGTCATTGGCGAACCCGGCAAGGCATACAAGTGACCCGCGAGCACTTCATGCGCAACCTCTGGCGATGGAGCGCCGGGGTGCCAGAGGTCGAGACTGAAGCGTTCGACCATGCGGCTCAGTGGTCCCCCGTGTTCGAGCAACTGATGCGCAACCGGCTCATCGTGGGTGCCTACCGCTACGGGGCAATCGGCGCTCAGTTCAAACCACCCTACGACCGCATCGACTCTTGCCTACGCAGACTGAGGCAATACCACGAGACGGGCAACCTGGAGTTGCTGGTCGACGTGGCGAACCTCTGCTTGCTGGAGTTCGTCGAGTGCCGACACCCGCGCAAACACTGGCATTCGACTGACGACGGCGAGCACGTCAGTACGGCATAACCCCCCCGTACACTAGCAACCAAGGAGGGCGCAATGGCGCACACTGGAAGTGAGGACTTGCACGGATTCATCCGCTCCGTGGTCCACATGATGCGCGGGGTGATTGCCCCGCGTTGGCACTTCGCCATCGTGGCATGGGATGGGCAGAACCTTGTCTACGAGAAGACCGACCCCGACAACGTGGCAACGTCTCACGCGCTGAGAGCGCTCTCCCTCATTCTCAATCCACCGAACAAGGCGTGACTGGAGGCACACCATGAGACACCTGATGGTCAGAATCAAACGGAGCCGGCTCTATGCGAAGGCGTGGTGGGCCGTCAAGCAACTGAGGTGCAGACACACTCACACCTTCAGCATCACCCCGACATACGAGTGGCAGTCTGAGGGGAAGCGAATGCCCGACAAGCATCGAGGCATCAAGCTGGAGGGGTGCTATCTCTGCGGCAAGGTGTGGTGTCGGGATGACATGGGGCCGAACGGTCCTACGCGAGAGTCAATCTAGGAGGCACACCATGAGACACCGAGTAACCACTGACCCCCGCGAGCACTTCGTTCGCACCGAGGAAGAACGCAGGGCAGAGAATGACCGCTATGTGTTCGAGAGGAACAAGCTCACGTCTCAGTTCGAGGCGGAGCTTGCTGCCGAGTGCCGCAAGGCGGGTATCCGCTCACCCGGCTCTGGGTTGCTGTCGAGTCACGTACGCACGAAGCACCCCGAACTCTACGCGATAGTCATCGAGCCCTACGAGCGCCGTGCGAAGGAGTTGCAGACGCAGCACAACGAGCAGCACGACACGCTGACCAAGCGGTTGCACACCTTGGCGACATGGGCCTCAATCCGCACGGTCCACAATGCGGACCCCACGGTACTCGGCCCCCCGTGGATCGAGTTCTACACTTCGCACGAGTCGGACTGGCACACCCAGACGGCTCCCCGTGCCTATGCGGAGGCGTCGGTCAATGCGCGCTTGTGGACCGTGGGGTACGCGGAGCCGAGGGTGCCTTGCGTGATTATGTGGGACGGCCCCGAGTGCAAGCTCTACGTCGCTGTCGAGGAAGACCTGGACCGGCGCATCCTCTACACTCGCTGTTATCACGAGGGGGTGCCAGTCGGGGAGTTCATGCGTCGGTGTTGGGCGCGAGCGTGGAACCCGCGAGTGCTCGACCCGTTCCTCCCAGCGGGGTTGGAGGACAAGCTCGGGCTCGACTACCAGGGGCGAGACAAGCATGCAACCGCGTATCAGTGTGCTCGGTGCAAGCGGCTCTATGAGGCCGACCAGAGCAGCGTGTTCAAGCATTGCGAATGCGGCTTCGACCTCCGGCCCATACACGGCGACCAGGAGCCCTAGCAGCCTCACCACGGGCTCGCAACCCCCAGCCCCCCCCCCCCTCGACCCCCCCCCCCCCGCCCCCCCCCCTTCACCCCGCCACCCGGCTCAACCCCCACACCC